AGGTAGTAGGGGAACGTAATGTATGAGTACAAATGTAAAATGGTAAAGGTAGTTGATGGTGATACCATTGATGTAGATATTGATTTAGGTTTTGGTGTGTGGATGCGTAACCAAAGAATTCGTATGCATGGTATCGACACTCCTGAATCTAGAACGAGAGACTTAGAAGAAAAGAAGTATGGATTGGCTGCAAAAGATTTTCTAATCAAGTGGACTAACGCTGGTGGACTTACTCTCAAGACACATAAAGATGACAGAGGTAAGTTCGGAAGAATACTTGGAGAGATATGGTGTTTCGATACAAACGTCAATGAGAAGATGATTGAAGAACATCATGCAGTACGTTACATGGGTCAATCCAAAGAAGATATCGCAGAAGAACATATCAAAAATCGAGCCTTCGTCAATCTGTAGTTTTCGTTATAAATACAAATAAGGAGAAATAGATGACTGCCAATCCAACAGCATTTCGTGATGCAGAGAGAAATAATGACTCTGATAGAAATGCTCAAATATTCAAAGATATTAATCTATCGCTTGCAAAACATCCAATCACTGGTGACATTGCAACCCTGACTAATGTTGAAGCAGTCAAACGTAGTGTTCGTAATTTAATTAATACAAATTTTTATGAACGTCCATTTCATCCAGAGATAGGGTCAAATGTTCGGTCTATTTTGTTTGAACCTGTATCACCTGTCACTGCATCTGTTTTAGAAAGACACGTTAGAGATGTGATAGATAACTTTGAACCTAGGGCTGAATTAATAGATGTTCAAGTCAGAGACAATTCAGATAGAAATGAGTATATAGTGCAGATTAAATTTTTTGTAGTCAACTCTGCTGATATTGTAGACATGAATATATTTTTAGAGAGATTAAGATAAATGGCAGAATCAAAACTACAAGTCACCGAATTAGATTTCGATGACATTAAAAATAATCTAAAGACATATCTAAAAGGTCAATCAGAATTTACTGATTATAACTTTGAAGGTTCTGGTATGTCTGTTCTCATGGACACACTTGCATACAATACTCACTATCTTGGTATGAATGCAAATATGCTCGCAAACGAAATGTTTCTTGACACTGCAACACTTCGTTCATCTGTTGTTTCTCACGCAAAGAAATTAAACTATACTCCTCGTTCTGCAAGAGCCCCAGAGGCTCGTCTTAATGTTCAAGTTAATAATAATTCTCTTGCATCAGTTACTATTCAAAAGGGAACAAAGTTTACCACAACTGTAAATAATAATACATATGGTTTTGTTGTAAACGAATCTCAAACTGTTCAACCAGTAAATGGTATTCTTAAATTTGAAAACCTTCCAGTGTATGAAGGTAGTCTGGTGACAGCAAAGTATACAGTTGATTTTAATAATCCAGAAAAGAAATATTTAATAACAAGTGATAGAGGTGATACTACCACTCTAAAAGTTACTGTGCAAAATTCTTCAAGTGACACTACTACTGAAGTATATAATCTTGCCAGAGATATATCTACAGTTAAGTCAACAGACAAAGTATATTTTTTACAAGAGGGAGAGGACGGTAAGTTTGAAGTTTATTTTGGTGATAATGTAATTGGTAAAAAACTTATCAATGGAAACATTGTAATCCTAGAATTTATTGTTACTAATAAGACAGAGGCCAATGGTGCAAGTTCGTTCTCTGGAACATCTGTAGGTGGTGAAAGTGATATCACAATTGAAACTATGCAGAGTGCATCTGGTGGTGCAGAACCAGAAACAATCGAATCAATAAAATATTATGCACCACTTAATTACTCTTCACAGAGAAGAGCAGTAACAACTTCTGATTATAAATCTATCATTCCAGAAATATATCCAAATGTTAAATCAATTCAAGTATGGGGTGGTGAGGATAATGATCCACCAATCTATGGACAGGTGTATATTGCAATCAGTCCATTGTCTGGTGCAAAACTAACTCAGGCCCAGAAAGAATTTATTGTTAATGGATTGAGACCATTCAACGTGGCATCTGTTCGTCCACAGATTGTCGATCCTGAAACAATTAATATAATTGTAGATACGAATTTTAGATACAATGCTCTTGCAACAACAAAGACTGCATCTGATTTAGAAACGAATGTATTGACAACAATAACAAATTATTCTGCAAATAACCTTGAGAAGTTTGATAATATGTTTAGGTACTCTGAACTCTCTCGTCTAATTGATACAACTGATACTGCGATACTTTCTAACATCACTACTATTCGTATGTACAAAACATTGACACCACAACTTAATACTGTTACACAATATACAATCAAGTATTATAATAAACTTTTCAATCCACACTCTGGACATGGTTCTATATTATCTACTACAGGATTTAAGATTTCTGGTTCGACTGCCGAACAGTTCTTGGATGATGATGGTAGAGGTAATGTCAGAATATTTAGAGTTGAGTCTAACCAAAAGGTTTATGCAAACGCAGCCGTAGGAACTATTGATTATGATCTAGGTACTGTTGTGTTAAATAATATAAATGTAACATCAACAACAAATACAGATGGAACAATTCATATGATTGTCATTCCAGAATCAAATGATGTTCTTCCTGTCAGAAATCAACTTTTACAAATTGATATTGCAAAAGGTAGTGTTGCGTCTACATCAGATAATTCTGGACAGGGTGCATCTACTAGTTCATATTCTCCTGTAGGTGGCGGAACTACAACAACCACAGGAACAACAAGTAGTTCTTCAAGTTCAAGCGGTTCTTCAAGTTCAAGCGGTTCAAGTAGTTCTTACTAACGATAGGTAATTCAGTATGGCTGGTAACGACCAATCTTTTAAAAATAAAATCTCACCTATCATTGATGGGCAACTTCCTAATTTTGTACAGGAAGACCATCCCCTATTTGTAACTCTTCTAAAACATTATTATCAATTTCTAGAAGGTGCAGAACTTTCTTTGGGTGGGTTTAATGATTATATTATTCAAGAAACAAATTCTGTAAACTACGTCTTAGATCAGGATGGAGATAATATTGTTCTTGAAACATCTATCTCAAAGTTTGAAACTGGTGAAACAATTATCGGCGATACTTCAAAAGTAAGTGCAAAGATTATTGTTGATGATTATGATGATAACAAAAAACTCTATATCACATCTCAACAAAGATTTAATATTGGTGAAAAGATTATTGGCCAGACTTCTGGTGCAAGTGCAGTAGTTACTGATTACAGAGCAAACCCCATACAAAATATTCAACAACTTCTTGCGTATGCAGATGTTGATAATACTGTATTTAAGTTTCTTGATAAGTTTAAAGAATCAATTCTTCGTTCTATACCAGAGACAGTAGCAGAAGGTATAGATCAAAGAAACCTAATAAAAAATATTAAAGACTTATATGAGGCAAAAGGAACTGAAGATGGACATAGATTGTTCTTCAGAATTCTTTTTGATGAAGAGTCTGAATTTCTATATCCAAGAGAGAGTATGCTCAAGACATCTGACGGTCAATGGTCAGATGATTTTGTTATGCGAGTTATTGAGATTGGTACTTCAGACTTTAACGAACTTATTGGTCAAACAATTACTGGACAAACCTCTGGTGCAACTGCGATTGTATCTGCACTTGTAAAATTTAAAACTGGTACGACTCTTGTTACAGAACTTAACCTTGATCAGACTACAGTTAATGGAACTTTTGCAATTGGTGAAGTTGTTAAGGGTGTATCGAATGTACTCGACTTAGAAATTAGTGCAACTGTATCTGGTATCGTGGGTGATGTTACTATTAATGACGGGCCCATGGGTATGGGTTATGGTATTAAAGGTGGACAATATTATGAGGTTGGAGATACGGTAACTTTTGAAAAGTTAGGTTCAATTGGTGTTCGTGGTAAAGTAAGTAGGATTGGTGCGGCAAGTATTGATGAGGTTCATATTGGAAACTCTGGACAAGGATATGTCTTGGGGGATGAACTTGTATTTAATAATGCAAACACAAATGGTAATAGTGCATCAGCAAAGATTGCAGTTGTTGGTGGTTCTCTACTATTAGAACCATTTACTTCTCCTGATAGTGTAGTTCAAAACTGCACAGACACACATGACTTAATTGTAGAACACACTGGCCAACTGCAACTTGAAGATGCAACAATAGAAACAATTTATCTAGAACTTGAAACTGCAACTGGAACAGGTTCACTTGTATTAGAAGATGGACTG